TTACACCGAAGCGAAGAAATCGAAATTTGCTGATACCTTTTTGCTCGATCAGCAATATCTGAAAGTTGTTCCGATGGAAAACAACTTTTCGAACGATGAAAAACTTCCGCTGTATCTGCCTGCGCTGCTGCCTACGCTGCTGTTCCTCACATCGACGCCGCCCCCGGCCTACGGTGTGAAAGTCGGCAACCCTGCGTTCTCTGTCGCCACGGTTTCGAAAGTCGTGGTCGATATGCTCAACGGCAAAACGTACACCGCGAAGAAATTGGCGGAAACGTTGAAAATTGTTCACCCGTTCGGCTGCATCGACGTTTCGTCTGACGCGGCAATCGAAGACCTCATGGCGACCGGTAAAGGTTCCGTGCAGTACATGCCGCTGATTGATTACGATATCGAAAAGCGCATCATTCGAATTCGTTCGTTCTGTCCGGGCACGCTGACCGGCGAAGAGGGTTTGGACAAGGCCCTGCAAAAGCTGGCGAATATCGACGGTGTGAAAAACGCGTCGAATACTTCTGGCAAAAAGAACAAACACGCTGGCCCCTACGGCGCGCATCTGGAAGTGGCTTGTCCGAAAAACATGGACGAAGAATCTTTCGATGAAGTCTGCGCGAAAGTGGACAAAGCGGTGAAAAGTTCTGTCGCTTATCGACTGGGTATCACGATCCGGAAATCCGGTGAAGAAACCAACCGCTTCAAATACGTGAACTACGTCGAATATTTCACGGCGTGGATCAAGTACCGGGTCAAGCTCGAAGAACGCCTGATCGACTTCCTGCTGGCGAAGGCTGCGCGTGAATTGCACTTGAACGAAGTGTATTTGTACGCGGTGCAGAATCGTGAAAAATTGCTGAAAGCGTTGCCGAAAGTTCTGGCGTCGAAAACCCCGGCTGAAGTGCTGGCGAAGACTCTGAAAATGCCGGTGCCTGATGCGGAAATCATCCTTGAACGGAAAGTGCGCCAATTGGCAGCGCTGGAAGAATCCGATCTGAAGGCCAAGATCAAAAACATCAAGGGCGAAATCAAGGATTTGAAATCCGACCAGAAAGAACCGGGCAAGCGTGCTGCGCGTGACACAACCGAGCGCGTGAAAAACTACCTGAAGAAACCTGACCCGACTGTTTCGGGCATCAAGGTTGAGTGAGGTCAACATGAGCAAAGAAAAAATCTACGTGCATGATTCGTCGATTGATTTCAACCTGATCGTGTACTGTTTCATGCGTGCGTATCACCTGCCGCAAATCGAAGGGCAGGAATTCCCGTTGAAAGATACGTGGTTCGCAATTCCTGCTGTGAAGCACGGCCCGATTGTCAGTCTGGTGAATCCGAATATCGAACTGACGGCGCTGATGATGATCGACGAAGAGGGCCGCGTGGTGAAAGCTGCACGGGTAAACCCCAACATCGCGCCAACCCTGAGCGAATTCGAACTGAACGAAATTCGCAAAGAAATGTTCGACATTCCGATGTGGGAAAAGACGCAGCAGAAATCTTTCCCTTACGACACGATGTTCGACAAAGCTTTGGTGGCGACTCGCTTCAAAGAATCCGGCGCTACACAAGCGACCGCGATGAACATTGATTCGAGCAACATCACCTATCAAGAAATTCGCAAGAAAGTGCAGCCGCGTCCGTGTACGACGTGTGGCGGGAGCAAGAAACGATGAACACCGATTTCAACCCGGCTTCGAATTTGTACGATGAACTACGCCGGGTTTTGGGGATTGCAGCCGATCAAGAAATTCCGTTCGCTGCGATCCGTGAACGTTTCGCGAAAAAGAACGTGCCTGAATTGCCGGTGGCCTATATCGCACTGGCACTTCAAACGTATCCGAGCATGTATCAAGACGGGATGATTTCGCCGGGCCAAGCGGACGCGATGTTTGCGCAAGGCTCTGCGATTTCGAATTACATCGACAACGTTCTGTCACAGGAACATCCGATGGATAAACGTTTCCTGTTGCGCTACATGGAACAGGTCTGCATGCAGCTGGGCAACACCCGGCAAACAAGCGTCGGGTTCGGCCACGTAATCGTTTATAATCGTGAACCGTTTATTGGTGAAGGATTTGAAACGTTCGACAATTCCCTGTACGTTCCGCCGCTGACCGGGTACTGGGCAATCGTCAAGCGAAAGGAAAACTAAACTGTAAATATATGGCAGGACAACGAATAATTGACTGCCATATTCCGTGAGGTGTGCGGTGAATACATACAGCTTGCGTCGATTGCTGGTTCAAGTAGAACTCGCCATGGAAATGGGAAAAGCTTACGGCGAATCCGAAGAGGTTATCGCGGATAAAATGCGACACGCCGCGAAGTGTTCCATTGTGAACGGCCATATCCCACGCGAAACGTTTGCTTATGCAGAAATGTTTATGCAGGCCAGTGACCCGGCTGCGTGTTTGCGTGGTGCCCGCCGATTGTTTAATCCGAATCCGTTTTACGCGGGCCTCGTATGAAAATCATTCTGGCGACGGTTAATCGAGTTCGTAAAGGGGAAACCTTTTTGGAATCGGTGAACATGGAAGGCCCCGGCGCACAGCCTTTGTTGATCCAGCTGTTTCAGGATCGCGGCCACATGCTGATCACCCACCACAAAGGGAAAACTGTTTTTCATAATTCAGAACTACTCGACGTTATGCCCGAGGTTGCCGACCGCGTACCGAAAGGGAAAGCCGCTGTCGGTTCTGTCGGAACGCACACGTTTGTTGTGGTGCCTTACGCAAAAGAACGGTTGGTTACTGCGTTAATTCGCAGCGCCCGCGCCTTCCGTATGGTGCGCAAGCCTGTACGGATAATCGACAACGTTGGCGACTTGCTGAATACACACGCGGAAGTGCCAAGCGATCCCCGCTTCAAGGATTAACCATGACTCTTTTATCAGTGGATGGCACGAACACAATGCACCGGGCGTATCACGCTATTCGCCCGTTGAGTTACCGGGGATTTCCCACGCACGTGATTAGCGGGTATTTTTCGATCCTGCGTTCCAATCTGAAAATCACGGGTGCGAAATTCTGCCTGAACTCGTTTGACCGCCCCGGTAGAAATTTCCGGCATGAATTGCTGGATAACTACAAAGGCGACCGTCCAAAAGACGAAGAGAAAAGTAAATCCATTGCAAAACAGTTGCCGGTGATTGTGGAACTGCTGGACGCGATGGGGTTTGCGATATTCGGGCGCGTCGGCGTAGAAGCTGACGACGTGATTGGTTCGACTGCTGCGAATTACACGGGCGGTCTGGCCTATATCCTTTCCAGCGACAAAGATTTCGCGCAGGAATTGATTCACAAACACGTTCGCCTGATCAATCCGAACAAACAGATGACCATTAGCCGTAAAAACTGTAAAGAAATATACGGGGTTGAAGCAAAACGAATGATCGACTTCCTAATGCTGGATGGGGATAAGGTCGATTGCATTCCGGGTATTCCCGGCGTTGGCGGCAAAACCGCAATCAAGCTGATTGAGGAATTCGGAAAGGCGGAAAACATTCCCCATGACCGGTTTCCAAAGAAGGCGCGAGAAACTGTAAATACAAAGAAGATTCTGAAACTCAATCGACAGCTTGTAACCATACGGCACGACCTGTACGATGCGAATAAGGAATTGGATTTATCAATTTCTAAAGTGAACGTGAAAGCATTCACGCGCATTTGCGATAAATATGGATTGGACTCGTTGAAAAAGTCCGTCCTGAAGTAAACGCGGGAACCATACCTGCAAACCACCCGGCAATAACGCCGACCATGCTGGAAAGTAAAGAGAGAAAATCATGACCGAAGTAGCCGTAGTAAAACTGTCGAAGAACGAAACCGCCGCTGTCAAAGCCGTTGCCGCTGCTGCCAAAACTCTGGAAGGCCTGAAAGCCGACCTGAAAACCGCGCAGACCGTTGTTCGCTCGAACGCCAAGCTGGCTCTGACCACCGCGCCGAAAGTCGTGAGCAATCTGCAAAAGAACGTCGGTTCCGTCGTTGAAACTCTGCAACAGGCCGTACTGGCCGCGACCACCGAACTGAACGACGCGAAAACCGCGCTGACCAACGTTCGTTCTACCGAAAAAGCAGAAGCCGCGCAGAAAGCAAAAGACGCCAAAGCCAAACAACGCGAAGCCGACAAAGCAGCCGCTGCCAAAAACAAAGCCGCCAATGCCAAGCCTGCTGCCGCCGCTGTCGTTGCCGCACCGGTCGTGAAAGCTCCGAAAGCAAAAGCTGTTGCTGCCCCGGCTGCTGCCAAAGCTCCGAAAGCAAAAGCTGCTGCCCCGGTTGCCAAAGCTCCGAAAGTTGCCAAGGCGCCGAAAGCTGCCGCTGTTGTTGCTGCGCCGAAAGCCAAAGCTGCGAAAGCTGCAAAGGCATAAGCCTTAGATCCGTAGCGGGTCTGTAGCAAAACCGAAAGCGGCCTAGAAATAGGTCGCTTTTTTTATTTCTGCGGGAGAAAAACATGTTCAACGCTAGCGGAATTGTTCAAAACATTCTGAGTGGCAGCGTCACCTATTCTGAATTGCTGCGCGATATCGCCACTGTGCAGCAAATGAGTTCCAACGCCATCGGTGCAGATTACATTGTCAACATGCTGGCCGCTCTCGGTTGCCGTCTTTCTCTCGACGGTGAAAAACTTATCACCGTTCCTTTTGATGCCAGCGTTACCGTTACAACTCCGAATCACATGCGTGCGGCTGGGAATGATCTTCCATTCATCAAATCCGAACCGTTCGTGTTGCTGCCGAATTGGCAGGATCTTTATGCACGCGTCGAAGTTATGCTGCCCGGCAAAACTGAATCGCTGTTGGTAATCGCCTATCGCGAAACCCTGAACATGCAAAACACGTTCGCCGCGCAAGGTCGCCGCGTTCCATCGCAAATGGTTTGCTTCCCTGTCATGTCGTTGAATGACGGCAAGGTCAAACTAGCGCGCATGTCGCTTTTCAGTTTCATGAAAGGTTCTGCGGCCTTCTTGAATGGTGGCGCCTGCACCATCGTCGGCCATCACGCACGCAAACGCATTCAAGCGTGCGCCGCGCAACTGAATCACAGCCATGACCCGGTTAAAGCAATGGCCGAGGCCGAACAGGCGTTGAATGCATTGCGCGCCGACTACCAACAGCCGAACACCCTTACCTATGAACAGGGCTGCATGCTGCGTACCTTGCTGGACACGCGCAAACGCAATGCAAAGGCCATTCAGGCGGGTATGGGCACCATTCATAACGAACCAAAGGGGCAAGGCGCTAATGGCGCTTGACCCTATGAAGGCCCTTTGATACCTTAAAGGCCTTCCGTAACGTTTTGTGCCTGATGCATTAGCGCTCACGGAATAAGGGAAGTTTGTAGTTGCTGCCTTATATAGGCATGCGCCACCGCCTGTTCTGCGATGTGCGTTTGCCGTTGGTAGTTCGCCGCCCTCGGCAAAAAAATGCACAGTCGATAAACGACACTAACGAAATTTGGAAAGTTGGAGATTTGGAAATGACTATTCTTAAAGGCCAGACCGTAAACGTTAACCACGGCAAGAAAGGCGTATTCAAAGAGACGGTGAAAATCGTCCTGAAGAATGGCACCGTTCGCACCGAGGAAGGTTCCGAGTTCAACACCGCCGACATGTACAACAAAGGCAAAGGCAAATTCGTTGACCTGAAAGGCGGCGTCGTGAAGAAAACCGCCGCTGCTGCCGCTGCCCCAGCTGCAAAAGCTGAACGCCCTGCACCGCCGACCATCACTTTCAAAGAACTGGAAGAGAAAGCGCGCAAAATCAACGGCATCGAAATCGAAAGCCTGAAGCGCAAAGACGGCATTGTCATTCTGGCCGATGGTTCGTCGGTTGCAATCGGTGACATTTCCCGCAAGGGCAAAGGTTACGGCGCTGACGTTGTGACCCCTGCGCCGAAAGCTGGCAAGAAACCTGCCGCTGTTAAAGCTGCGACCGAAAAAGCCCCGGTGAAAACTTCCGGCGTTAAGCCAGCTGCAAAAACTGCTGCCCCGGCAAAAACTGGCGGCGCAGTGAAGAAAGTAAAAGCGGCCCCGGCTGACGAAAACGCATTTGACGAAGGCGCGCTGTATGGCCCGGCTGGTCAATACGAAACTTCCGACGTTCGCGGCAAGACCATCGACTTCAACGGCGACGACGTGAAAGTGGTTAAAACCTTTTCGTCCGGTCGTTGCGTTCTGGAAAGCGGCGAAGAATTCCAAGCCGACGAAATCCGTAAACGTCACGACGGTCGTTTCTGCGTGTATTCCGATGAATACATCGACGAACTGAAAGAACTGCACGAACAAGCCAACACCCGTGCGAAGGCAATTCAAAAGGCCAAAGACACGCCGAAGCCTGTAACGTCGCGCAGTTTCAAAAAGAACGTGACTCAAGT